CACCTGGGTCGTGCCGCCCGGTTGCTCGAGTCTTTCGATGTACCAGTTCACCGTGCGCTGGTTGTCCGCGATCGGGCTTTGGCTGACATGCGAGCCCCCGACGAAGTGCGGGTAGGGCGGCATCTACAGCACCTGATCGCTGTTGATGTCGTAGGTGCCGCCCCCGCCGAATGGCGTCAGTAGCCGCAGATCCTCGAGCCGGAGGTTGCTCCCCTGGATCGCATTGCGCGCGTCATGCACCGATTGCATGAGCACCGGGGACGGTTGCCGCTCGAAATCGGGGCAGAGATGCACGGCGAGCTCTTCCTGATAGAACAGCTCATAGCCGGGCGGGACGGCCAAGGTGTCATCCAAGGCCAGCGTGCCCGATTCGTTCGGCGTGTAGAGCGCCACCTGATACGTGCTGCCGGTCGGCACGGGCCAGAGGGTCAAGGTCGCTAAGGGGGCGGTGGGGTTGTAGTAGTAGTGCGTCGGGGCGGCGCTCGTCAGCGTCTTCTGCGGCAAGGCCGCATAGGCCGCTTCACTCAATTGCGTCAGCGCGGATTCATAGACCGGACTCTGGGACGTATCGACTAGGCGCACGCGATCCAGAAATACCGGACGCGCAATGGAGCTAATCGTGCCGCCCGCGCCAATGGTCAGCGTCGGCACATTGGCGGTGATCGTGGCCGTGGTGCGGGTGAGGGCATAGGTAAAGAGCCGTCGCGTCCGCCAGCTCGCCACGAGCAGGTTGAGCCGATCCAGGGCGAGCTGCAGGTCGTGGACGGCCGGGTCGGCGCCGGCCGCCACGACGCCGATCCGCTGCAAACTCGCCGTGCAGAGATCGCGGACGGTCACGGTGTCATGGCGACGGCGGATCGGGGACCACGGTAATTTTCTTATGATGCGACCGCTTCACGGGTCGGGCCTTACGTCGCGGTGCCGGCACCTCCGTCACGTGCTCGATCTGATCGGAGGTTTCGAGCGCCTGGAATTCGTCTTTCGCTTTGGTGCTCATGCGCTGCACGCGGAAGGCTTCTTCTGCGGCGGCCTGCGCCACGTCTTGCCGCTCGGCCTCAAAGTGCGCGAGCGCAGCCTGCGGATCGTCCCGCCAGCCCTGGCGCGTCGCGCGCTCATGCTCCAGACGATCCTCCACCACGCACGTGGTGCCGCCGTACATCGCGCCGGTTTTGGGGTCGATGTCGGTACAGACGACCACGCCATCTTCACGGCGGATCGCGCGGTAGAGCATCTTCGGGTACGGTTCGTACCCGTCGGGGCGATACCCCCCGAGCGAGCGGGGGGTATCCCATTTGGCCAGTTCGCGGTCGGCTTCGGTGTCGCCGGTGCGGATGACGGGCATCAGCGCGTGCCCCGCCGCGCCTCCGCCGTGGCGCGCGACGCCTGGACCCGCTGGTCGGTCTCCTCCGTCGATTGCCCTTCCACGATCGGCACGGTGGAGGGATCGAAATTGCCATCCGCCTTTTTCGCAGCGCGCGGCAAGCCCAACGCGCGATCGAGAAACAGGTCCAGCTTGGCCGCGACACTGGATCCCAGTGTCACCGTCGCGCGGCTGATGTCCGTTTCAATCGGCGTCGTGGCCTCGATCCCTTCCGGCGTGTCGTAGTACTCGCCTTCGAGCTGGTTGTCCTCTTCCTCGGTGTTCACCAGCCGACACGAGCCATCCGCTGCGTAACGCCAGGACGGGTATTCCGGCCGCGGCTCTTCGGCGAATTCCAGCGGCTTGTACCCTTGCTCGCTCAGCTGCCCTTCGGCGTCGCTGCTGTCGGCGACCACGACGTCGGTGATCACGCTGTTCCCTGGACCGGGAAGCAGGCGCACCATGCGCTTGGGGAATTCCGGCCCCGTCTGTTCCGGTTCGCCGGTGTCCGCGTCTTCGCTCTTGCCCCGGCGGCGGGCGCGCTTGCGTTTCGCCATCATCGGTCTACTCCTTTCCCGCTAAGCCAGGGTGACATTGGCCAGCGCCACCACGCCCCAGGTGCCATTGATCGCGATGAGCGTCATTGAGGCCCCCACGGCGGCGGCATAGGTCGCCACATCAGAAGTCGCGCCCCCGTAGAAGCCCGTCGTGTAGGTGACGGTATGGGCGGCGGCGGTCTGCGACAGGATCGTGACGAGGATCCCGTTATCCGCTTTCGACGGCGCCGCCAAGGTCAAGGCGGCCGCGGTCGCTTTGGTGATCACGCACAGGCAGGACTTGCGCGGCACCGCGATGGCGCCATCGGCCCCGTAGGCCATCGTGTCGTCATAGGGCGCGCCGGGATAGACCGCCGACGTTTTCGTGGGCGGCAGATCCGCCAGATCGCCCGCCGTGCCGTCGGAGAAGGCGACCGGCGCGCCGGCATTGTGGGCCAACGCGGCCGTGCCCTGATCGCCACGCGAGCGCAGCGAGATCTGGGTGCCCGTGACTTTGACGACGACGGCGTATTCCTGATCGATCCGCACCGGCGCGCCGACCGTGGCACCGGTGGCGGAGGTGACGATGGCGCGATCATCCGCCAGCGTCATGGCCGACGAGAGTGTGGTCGTGGTGACTGCCATGGCATCCTCCTCGCGTCAGCCCTGCACGCGCAGCGCCATTTCGGGCCGGACGGTCGCCCAGCCGTACAGATCATCGAGCCGGGTCGGTTCCTGATCGGTCCCGATCTGGTACTGCTGCACCATGCGGAGTGCGATCCCCCACGCCGGGGCGCGCACCGTGGTCGAGGTCGCGCCGGCGGTCGGCTGATAGAGATCCGCCATCACCAACGCAAAGGCATCGGGATGAAAGATCAGCGACTGGGGCGACGAGGTCGCGGTCATCGCGCCCGCGCCGGTCGTGATGGTCGACCCGACGGGGATGATCGCAGCGTTATCCGCCGGCGCACCGGTGACCGTCTGCCGCTGGCCGGAGGTGATGATCGCCGGCGAGATCCCAATGGTCATCGCGCCCGCCGTATCACTCACGTCGGAGGTGACGACAAACTGCTGCAGTTGCCCGGTCGAGGCCTTCGACATGCGATTGACGCTGTAGACGCCGGCGATCGTGATGATGTCGCCGCGCTTCAAGGTGGACGCGCCCGCCGCCCAGCCGTCGGTCACAATCGAGCTGCCGGTCTGGGACGCCCCATTGACCAGCGGCGCGGCCGTGGTGAACGACCCCGTCGTGTGACTGGCCGTGTTCTGCGTCCAGGTCCATTCCGCGACGCCCAACGCCGGGCCGCTGAACTGGCCCGTGCGATATTGCTCGCTCACGCGGGCCGCCGGATTCATCAGTGTGGAGACATCGTTGAGCAGGTTGATCTGCGCCAGCGGATCGATGGCCGCGACCAGTTGCGTCGTATCGACGCCGACTTTCTGCAGCTTCGCCACGCCCTGCATGTAGGTCAGACGCGACGTGGGCGTGGTTCCCGGCGTCCCCACCGACCAGTACACGTCCTTGTAAACGCGCGCCATGCCCGTGTAGTCGATGTCGTTGGCCAAGGCATCCGCCGCCGGATTGACGTAGCGCTCGCGGATGTCCTCGATCTCCACCGTGCGCGAGGCGGTGGACCAGGCATAGGCGACTTGGCCCTGATCGGTGAGCGAGATCGGGACCGCCTGATCGGTGAGCGCCTGCAGCTGCAGCGCCTGGCCCTTGTTGACGGTGAATTCCTGCGGCAGGCGGGCATTGACCGTGTAGCCGATCTTCGCGCCGCCGCGGCCTTCCCATTGATCGTCGTAACTGCGATTGACGTTGCGCGCGAAGGTGATCCGATTCACCAGCCGGGCGCCGACTTCGCGCATCGTCCAACTGGGGGTGGCAATGACATTCGGCATGGAGCCGTCCTCCTAGCGGCGACGGGTCGGGAGCGGCGTTTTGTGGCGCCGCGCGTAGTCGCGCACGTGCTCATCCAGCGAGGCGTGCTCGCCGAGACTCCCGTGGTCGCTGGGCGGGGGCGTGCCACTGACGGGCTGAATCGGTGGCTTCGCCTGAGAAATGGGCGGCGGCGATGCGGAGCCCTGACTGGCCGCATCGATCCGCGCTTCGAGTCGGGCAAATTCCCGCTGCAACTCGCGCGGGCGCAGCGTCTGGAAACGCTGAAAGTCGTCGGGGTGATCGGTAAAGTGCTGCAGGAGCGCCCCGGTG